GACATAGGGTTTTCTTGTGAATACGCTTCAGTATCTTGAGATAGTCTTTGAGCTAATTCACTTGTTCCTAGATTACCGCCAGTAGCAAATTGTGCAGCGCCAACTAAAGGGCCTACAGCGCTATTAGTAACGCCAGCTAAAAAAGATTCAGTAGGTCTAGGTTCAGGTAAAACATTGGTACGGTCAACCATTCTAGGTTTACCCATAGCTGCGCCACCACCAGTAGATACCCATTGTGGTAAACCTTCGTCAGGCGCACCTTCAATAGTTACCGACCCTTCAGGAATAAGCCTACTTTTTGGCTGCTCTACTGTGCCTTCATAAACTAAAGCCATGATTAATCCTTTTTGTATCTAAATTTTTGATTGCCAATAATAATTAATTGACCATCTTGAATTCTTCCAGCTTTACCAGCAGTTTCTACAGATTCAGGACTTGTATACATCAAAGGTTTATCTAAAGACTTTTTAACTTCAGCTTGCTGTCTTTCAGCAACTTCCAAGTCTATTTGATTAAGTTTTTGTTTAGTATTTTCAGGAATTTGTTTGTAAGAATTCTTGTAATTTGTAGAAACAACATTACTAGCAAAACCAATCTGTCTGTCGGCTAGTTTTTGGAACAAATCTTTAGAATTAAGAATGTTTTTAATATCTGCAGGATTACGCAAAATTGCTTCTAATTGTGGCAAATCTTCTTTATTCAATACGCCAAGACCTTTAGCATCTTTTAAGGCAAGAAAAGCGTTTTTGGATAAACCAGTCATTTCTGCTACTTTATCAGGGTTTAACAGGTCAGCTTTATTAAAGTTTTGTAACCCTTTGCTAAAATCACGCAATGCAACAATAGTGTTTTCAGCGCCTGTAACCATTTTTAATGGTTCACCGGTTAAAGGCTCACGAGATTTAGCAAACCATTCATCACGCTCTTTTGGAGTATTGAATTGTTTTGGTACTTCTAAATCATATTTAGATGGCTGTTGACTTGCTTGTTGATTTGGTTGACCGTAAGCGCCTCTTTCAAACTCGGTAATTGCTTCCCCAACTCTTGCAATAGTTTGCGGATTATTAGGTATAGGGTCATTAGGGTTGATGCCTAATTTTTGAGCAATATAAGCACCATAGTTTGTAGTGCTTGCTTGTGAATTGCCTTTAGCGCTTGCTGGTGACCATACTTCAGCTAATTTAGATGGAGTTACAGGTGTATCACCAAATCTAGCTTTATATGCTGGACTTTGACCGCTAACTTTTAAAGATAAATCGTTAATTAGAGCGTTTTGTCCTGCTTGTTGATTTGGGAATTGTTGAAATTGTCCATTAGGAGCAACTAAATTACCTGGGTTATTGTTTCTTACGCTTAACGGTGCGCCTTGATTCGCATTGCCTTGAGGAACAATTCCACTATATTGAGCAGTTAGCAAAGGAATATCAGCAGAAGCGTTATATGGGCGGAATGTAGCCATAACATTTGGGTTACGCTTGTCGTAAACACCTTGAATCTCTTGTCCACCTTGCTTGATGCTTGTTTTTTCCCAAATAGGCTCTTGTGTTAGCTGTTTTTGCAAAATAGGAATAAAGGATCGAGCAGCAGGAGTTTGACCTCTTAATGCTTCAGCATAAGCAGCAGCTGCGCTTCCAGCTACGGCAGGATCAATTTGTTGTGGAATATTGCCACCGTCACGCATAGGCCCAGCTTGCTGGTCATAGATTACTTCAGGAGTTCCTTGAAGCGCTCGCAAAATATTTGAAGATTCTTTTGTTTCTAAATCTCTTAACATTTTGGCGTATGCTAATTCTTTAGTGTCTAATTCTTTATTTCTTTCTGTACCCACATAAGTGCTATACAGCTTAGATATGTACTCCATTGGGTTAGGTGGCACATAAATACCGCCTGCAACAGTTTGCCCTTGGGGAGCTTGTAAGCCTTGAGATGTAAGCATATCAGCCAACTTACGCTGACGGCTTAATTCCAATGCTTCAGGATTTTGTGGGTTAAACATTTCAGCCATGATTATTAACCTGTATAGGGAGTGCTGTTGTCAATAACTTTAGCTGGTGTTCTGCCTGAACCGCCCATTAATGCAGCGCCACCTAGGTTAAACAAACCACTTGTAAATGAGTTGTTGTAGGCGTTATTAGCATTAGCATTAGCCAAATTGCCTTGGTAGGAATTTGACATAGCGCCCATGTAATTTGTAGGACTTGTAGTTGCATAACTAGCAAATGATGGCGCAGCTAAACCTTTAAGTGCAGAAGCCTGTTGGTAAGGCAGCATTGATTCAGCCATAGCTTGAGTAAATGCTTGATTTTGCGCTTGCATACCAAGACCTTGATTAGCTAATTGTTGCTGATAAGCAAGGCTGTTAGAGTTCATGGCTTGTTGATTGTTGTATTGATTAGCGCCTAATTGAGTATTAGCCACATTGAAGTTTTGACCAAATTGTTGATTATTAGCAGCTAAACCTGTCTGCATACCACCAACAATAGCGCTAGTCAGGGCATCGTTTTGGTTTTGACCTTGCAACAATTTAGCAGTTTCATAGGCTTTAGAGCCTTGCATAATGCCTTGATTAGCCAATCTTGCGTCTAATGCTTGTGTATCACGCTCTAATGAAGGTTGTAAGCGTTGCATAATGGCATCGCTATAAGTCTGACCTGGGTTGATACCATAAGAAGGCAAAGCATTAGCACCTAAACGGCTAGTATCTAATTGATAGTTTTGTAATGAATTAGGGTCAAATTGCTGTTGATTGAGCTTTGAACCAAAGTAATTCATTGAGGCCATGTCTTGACCTTGAAACTGTGGCGCTTGAAACGGTTGACCTAACTGACCAAGATTGCTATTAATAGCAGATTGGAGTTGTGGGTTTAAGGTTTGTGTTTGTGTGTAAGTTGGATTACCTTCAGAATCAATACCTGTTTGCTGGTAATTTAAAGACCCATAAGCATTAGTTTGATTTAAGCGATTGTTAGCCAAATCAGAAGCAGAAGTTTGTTGTGCTGCCTGTGAATAATTAGGTACATCTACTTTTTGAGGGCCACCACCAAGAAGCTGACCGCCTAGACCTGCTCCAACGGCTGCACCTGCTGGGCCACCAAGCATAAAGCCACCAACGCCACCAGCAACTGTTCCTAATGTGCTACCTAGACCTCCGCCTCCACCCATTTCAATCTCCTTTTAGAGGTGTTTTAATGTCGAGCCATCGACAATTTTCACGCCTCATTGCTAATATTATTAAATCCCCATCAATATGGGCATCTTCAATACACGCTTTATCTAAGAAACCAAGGTGTCGGTCTAACTTTAGTGCTTCTGTATTAGTAGAAGCAACTGACGCTAGTATAACCTTTACTTTCAATATGTTAAAGGGGTAATCAAAGCAAGCCCACAACAAATCTTTACTAATCCAATTTGGTACTATTGCTGCTGTGTGCATCTGACAAGATTTATCTAAAATGTTGTCAAAAGCCACTACTGCCTTTACTTCTCCATCTATTTCTTGCCCTATAAAGGTGGCATAAGGGCTAAACTGCATCCCCAATACCCCTGTAATCCATCCTCTAAGGTGTTCTTGATTATCAGTAACCACCCTCCTCAAAGGACACCACCTCGTTCCATTACATAATCAGAAGAAATCCAATGTACATCAATACCTTGAGAGGCGATCTTCATAACAATTCCGCCTGAATAACCTAATCCAGTTACGCCTTGCCATAATCGAGTTAGGGCTAAATTTCCACCCCATACATCGTCATCCCATACAGCAGAATCCCATACTCCAAGAGTTGAGCTAACAGCATTGAAGCTAACAGAGCCTAAACTATCTTGTGCGTCAAAGTCAGTATTGATACCTACCAATATGCCTGGCAAACCGTTGTCAGTTTGAAAAATAGGGCGAATCATGGTAAAGCGCTTTTGTTGTCCTGGTGCATCAAAATAGCTATAGGCTTGTTGCACCGTAGCATTGATGTTATTGCCGTTATCGCTGTAGGAATCCCAAAAACGACCTACAAAGCCATTGCCACCAAAGTACATTTGGTCATAGTTTAATTCCCAACAAGTAGCACCAATGTTGGTGAAGTTGCACCAAGATTTAGAGATTGTGTGCATACAAAATTGCTGTGTACCTTCAGTAGCTGGTACATTAATAATCAGCATATTTTCACTAGCAAAGTAGTTAATTTGCCAACCAAAATTGTTTTGGTAAAGACTTGCTGCACGGCTAAGAGCGTAGAAAATCTTGTCAGTTAAGTTAATTCTTGGGTCTAATTGGCTTGATTGCAAAGCAGCAGCCAAAGGGACTAATCCATCTTGAGTCAATAATAGAAGGTCACCAGACCATTTTAAGAAGCATCTACGGTTGTAAGTTTGACCTAATTGCCATACACCTTTTAATGCCCATGTATCAGCAGAATCAGGATTTGTGCCATTGTAGACAATAGCCTCACCATTATTGGTTATCCATACTGCATAGTCATCTGCACCCTGACCGGCATCAATAGTCCAAGTACCCATTGCTTGAATAAAGCCACCCATACGAGCAATACCACCAAAATCTAGCTCTAAAGCAGCACCAGCAACCTGACCTACAGGCAAGTACCATACGCTCATACTATTTTCTTGTACAAAGAAAAGGAAGTTTTTAAAGAGGTTTACATGGACTAAAGTGCTTGAATCAACGCCTGTAATAGCGTAATTAATGGTGTAAGCGCCTACAGTTGTAGCATCTGTAGCAGGAGCAGAAGCCATTACATAGGTAAATGTACTAGCGCCTGTTCTAGTAATAATGTATGTGCCGTTATATTGCGTTGGACTTGCTCCAGAAACAACAATTTGGTTACCAGTTTGCAATCCATGAGGGGAAGCAGTAGTAACTGTAGCAGTTAAGTTGCCTGTACCGCCTCTAGTAATAGTGCTAATTGTTTGAGCAGTTGCAGTTGAAGCATAGCTAATCCAATTAGTGCCATCAAATAACTGAGCAGGGTCAGCACCATTAACGGCAACCATAAAGTTACCACCGGCTGTGCTTACATTAATATGCTGAAATTTGTCATTAGTAATGGTTTTAACTACTTCTGCTGTAGGCCCTGAAACATCATAAATATTTGTTCCAGCAGCAGCATAAAGGGTTTGAAACGATGTTCCAGCGTAATTCATTAAAGAATTAACTTGACCTGTAATGCCTGTAGAAAACTGGCTATAGCCTAGTCTTAGTTGAATATCAGTAGGTGTAGGCCATAAGTTAGTTAATGCCACCGCATCTAGGGGAGGCATATTAGCAATAGAATCTCTAGCGTTCCAACCTCCAACAGGGGCTGAAACTGAGGCTGTTACTGCGGTTCTTGTTTGTGGCGTTGGCATTATGAACCATACCCAGTATCAGGAATATTAGCGTAACCAATAAGAACCTTAGATGGGTAAGGAGCAAATGATAGATTTGCAGCGCCTTTATCTTGGGCTTTGGCTACACTTAAATAACGGAAATATTCTTGTGATAATGCAGTAGTATCAAAAGACTTAATTTGGAAATATTTAAGTTTTGTAGATAAAACGATAATACGGTCATCAAGGACTGAAGTATCGGTATCAGCAGTAAAACTATTCTTTACAGTACCGGTAGCGCTTCTAGCCCAACCTTTAGATTTATATTCCCAACCAATGTATTCATTGGTGTTCATTGGAGGCCATACTTGGAATTGATTGTCTAAGATTCTCCAACGAATTCTAGGGCCTGTAGAGATATAACCAGACTTTAGCCATTGCCATTGTTGTGCATCTTCAGGGCCAAGAGCCTCCCAATGTTTCGTCTTATCCCATTGAGTTCTATTGGTAATGCGCTCAAAATCAGGTGGCAAAGAATAGGCAGTTTGGGCTAAAACTACTGCTCCTGTACCTGTTCCTGAAGCCATTTGGCTCATTAAAATGTCTTGACCTGATACGCTAACTACTTGAGTATCTTGGTTAATGTTGTATCCAGTAATACCCCATTGATTTGTTACGGCTGAAAGGTCTACGCCAGACTCAATAGTAAGGTTCAAAGAACCATTTACCGATGTTCCATTACAGTTAATGGCTTGTGTATAAAATCGGTATTGGACTTGTAATGCTTGCCAATCGTATTCTTTAACTAAATCGTAGCCAGTACCGTTCATTAATGCCAATATTTGCTGGACATCTTGAGATGGGTTTCCAGCTACATAGGTAGGTACTGCTAAGTTAAGTTCGGCTGTTACTTGTTGAACAAGCTGAAGCATCGTCTGTGACATATATATCCTTTTACTTGGTTTTCCCCAAGTAGTTGGGTATTTGTTCTGATTATAAACAAAAAAAGGGAGAATATCTCCCTCTTTTTATTCAGTTTCTTGCACTTCTTCTTTCTTTGCTCTACCTTTTGGCTTCTTTTCTGCCATCATAGCCATCAAAGCATCAATCTGCTCTTGTTGTTTGGCTAATTTAGCATCTGCTTCCATTTTAATAGCAGCATTTTCTTGGCGCAATTTAGATAATTCTTCTTCTCGCTGATTAGTTTCACCAACTTGATCTGCAAGGTTTAAAAAGGCTTTAGCTTTGTCCCTAAATGAATAAGGATTCATGCCAGCAATCATGCCAATTCGTTGGATTTGTAAGTCAGAAGCGTTAGCAACAGACTCTACAGTAGCAAATTTAATGCCTTTTAGCTCATCTGCTTGTGAACGGCTAATAATTGTCCATTCTTCAATAGGAGTGCCAATTACTGCTTCTTGATTGCCTACTTGGTTCTGATAATGCGCCCATTGTCTTGGAAAACGAGATTTGTGGGACTCTTGAGCATAGGTGTCAATCTCAGTTAGAGCATCACCTGGTACGCAAATACGGATAAAGTCAAATTCTTTGAATATTGGTCTACCAGCAGCCATTGATTCATCATCTTGTTTCATGGAGCGTTTGTAGAAGGTTACAGCTAGGCGAGAATCTGCGCCCATATCATCGGATGGTAATGCCATCTTTAATTCTCCTAAGTAGTTAGGGTTATAAAAAGAAAAAGGGACACCCCTTTTGAGGGTATCCCTATGTTACTACAGGTATAGCTTAAACAGATGCTTTACCGAACCAACCATAATCACCTGAAACCATTGAAACTGCTGGGGAGATATAAGCTCCGCCAGTAGCTGCAACAGTAAAGGCTGTTGTGTCGATAGCGCAAACAGTAGTGCTAGGAGCAATAGTAGCTGCTGCTACTGCCCATACATAACGCAAACCGTCATTAGCGAAAGTTTGTGTGCCGAGTGGGCCAAAGTTTGCAGGTTCGCCATTAATAGCGATTTCTGCTGCTGATTGAGTAACTTCTAGATCAATACCAGCGATGGGTAATGTTGAATATGCCATGATTATTTCCTTAAATTAATTGAGTAGACAAGATTAAATAGGGGTTTCCCCCTATTTATTAGGTTGTCAACAAGCCTTGCAAGAAGCGGTTTGAAGTTGTGAGATTGCCGGCCCAGCCATACAATTTTACAATCGCATCCTGGTTAATAGCTTGGCGCTCACCACCGATAGGTACAAAGTTACGCTCTTTGTGAGGGCGGAAGAAAATGTAGTTAGTGTTGAGCATATACATATATGTAGATGTCTCTTGTGAACCATAACCACCACCTAATACCACATCAGCAGAAGTACCACCACCGTAGAACTTCAAGGAAGCGAAACCAGAAGCGCCTGATTCCTCAGAAGCGATACGCTGGATAGCTTGCAAGCTGTTTACATAGAGTTGATACATTGTGTTACCAGCTACGATCAAGTCAGCCTTGTCAGTACCACGAATCTGCTTGATAGCAGCTTCAGTCATTTTGGCAAGAATGTTTGTAGTAGCAGGAGTTGTAGTAACGCCAGTAGTGATTTGGTTACGCCAAAAATCCCAGTTAGCAGCATTAATACCACCGTATGTACCGGTAGTAGGAGTTGCTGAAACAGCAGCAGCAAGACCATCAAGGTTCTTACCACCGTTGCCTGTACCGTCAAGGAACAAGTCACCAGAAATGCGGTTTAGCAAACGAGCTTCAGAAACTTGCATACGACCATCTAAAAGGTCAATGATTGCTTCTTTAGAGCTGTTTTGCAACATTTCTAAGCCAGACATTGTTACGCTGTCTGCGTACTGAGCAATTTTAAATTGGGCAGCCGAGATGGGGCTATCAGGGGAAATATTTAATACTTCATAGCCTGAATAGCTGTTAGCGTTGTTAGTATTTGGGTCGTTGTACATGATTTCTTCCAAAATCACATTACCACCTGAGAATGGGCGTACATTGCCCTTTTGGTTCAAACGAGTAAGAATTGCGTTGTTTTGTGTTAAGTTGTCTGCCAATTCACCGCTACGGCTTTGAATAGTCGTTGCGATAATATCG